GTGCCTGCCTGTTGTAGCGCCATCGGCGTGCCCTGCCATTCAGCTGGGGCCAATACACTACGGGTACCAGGCTTGGCGGTGCCGACGAATGGTACAAAGTCGGCCAGGCTGATCTTGCCCAGGAACGGCACATCAACCTGGCCCAGGCTATCCAGGAAGCGGCCAGCCTGCTCCAACGTCAAACCAGTGGCCTCCAGCGCCTTCTCAAAGCGCGTGGGCTCAATGGCCCTGATCGTCGGCATGCCGCCGCCTGCATCGGTCATAGTGCCGCTCGGGCCGGCGGCCAGCAGCACATCTTCTGGCTGCTGCTCGGGCGCGGTTATCTCTGGCGCAGCCGGCGGGTCTGGAAACTGATAAGAAGCCAGGGCCGACAGATACGCATTTTCAATTGTGCTGTAAGCCACTACTTTTCTCCTGCTGCTTGTTTAAATCTTTGAGTGGTCATGTTTTATTTTTGTTTAAAGTCGGGCGCGGTTTCCAACAAGTAACGTACATGGTTGTACGAAAAACCGAAGCCATCTCTCAATTCGTCTTCTATGGCTTGGCGTCTGTCTATAAGCTGCTCGGCTTTAGCTCTGGGAAGTTTTTTGTCGCCGAGCTCAGTCGTTAAGCGTTGATACTCTGCGCTCTTGAGTTCGTACTCCCGTTTTTTTGCGGGTGTCAAACGTGCGATAACCGCCGCCATGCCTGCTGGCAATGGCGCACTTGCAGCAGCGGGAGCGGCAGCTGGGGCTGGGGCTGGGGCTCGGGCCGGCGCAGGTGCTGGAGCTGGTCTTGGAGCCGGTGCTTGAGCCGGTGCTGCACGCACAGGCGCAGGCGCAGCAGCTGGTGCTGGTGCCGGGGCCGGTGCTGGGGTGGGGGCTGGTGCTGGTGCCGGGGCCGGGGCCGGGGCCGGGGCTGGCATAGATGGCGGCGGCAGCAATGGCGCGGAAACAGTTTCTCCAGCGGCCTGCTTTAATAGTTTTTCCAGCTCGTCAATTTGTCGCAATTTGTTGACATCATTGCCAGCTTTTTGTTTTAGCGTTGGCAGATTTTCCAAGGTCACTGGGCCAGTAATCCAATCTCGCCCAGGAACAGCGCTGCCATCTGCCCGGCGTGCAAATGTTTCAAGTCGCTTTTGTGCAGCTCTAGCGGTTTCGGTGTTTCTACTTGCAGTAACACCGTTCATCAACTGGGTTTCAATATCTTTATTTGAAACAGTTTTTCCTTGCGCAGCGGCAGCAGCTTGAATTTGCAGAACTTGTGCTCTGAGTTCATTCATTCGTTGAAACTCTGCGCCTTTTGGATCAATTACAACTGACATCCCAGGAATCACTGGCACACCAGCAAGTCTTGCAATGATTTTGTTAAGCTCTGCGCTATCGCGCCGGTCTTCGGATTGCAAAATTTTGAGCGCAGCCACTGCGTCTTTGCCATCGAGCCCCTTGCCAACCAAACCCCAAATCTGGCTAGAGTCGGTGATCGTATTGTTATAAATGCCATTGAGCAGGTTAAAATAGACGGCTTGATTGGTCTCCTGCTTTTGTGGCTCAAGCAACTCTTTGAGCGTGTCAATAGGCACCGAGCCCGGTGGCAGGGCGATGAGCGAGTCAATAAGCTGTTTTCTTTTTGGACTGCCAACCGGCAGCGGAAAGATCTGCTCCAGCAAATTGATGGCCATGTCCTCGCCCTGCTTCTTAATGGCTGCAGCATTTGCATCAGCAATTGATTTGCGCTGGTTGACGGCCACCATAAAATTAGCGGTAACCTTGGCCACCGCGTCAAAGTCGTTGGTGATCATGGATTTCAGCACTGGGCTCATATTGCCAAGGTCGCCTGCCTTGAGCTTTTGCAGCGTGCCCTCTGGATCTGCCATGTTGGCATCAGCCATCAAAGCCTTGGTCACGGCGTTGATCTTGGCATTGCGCAATGCGGTCTCAAACTTAGTGCTGTATTCGGTCTGCAGCGCTTTGTCGCCAAGCAGCAAAGATTGAGTCAGCACATTCCTGCGAAACACATCAGCCATCTCGTCGATAGATCTCAACTGGCCATTTGCGTCAGTCCAACTGCCCTGCGAGATAGTAGCTTCCAGCAGCCTGACACTGTTGTCAAAGTCAGAGTCGAACTTGGCAATGCGCTGGTTTTTGGCGCGATCAAGCTCGGCCTTGTAGGCGGCATTGAGCACGGTGTTACCGTGCGTGGCCATGGTCGCTCGAAACTTGATTGATGCTTCTGGATCAATACTGGCCAGCGATTTTGAATAGCCATCCGACATGGTCTTGATTTTGGCGCTGACTTGCTCAGAGTTGACTTTGCCAGCCTCGACATCCATCAACATCTTGGACAACTCATTGCGACCTTCAATCTCAAAGTGCCCAGCCAGCTCCAGGCTGCGAGCCTTGGCCACCGCTTGATCGAAGAAATTTAGCGAGGTGGTCTTACCAACGCCCAACGGCAGGCCGTCTTTGGCCATCTGCAACTGCTCTGGTGTCAGCGGGTTTTGCGCCGCAAATTCCAAACCTTCCTGCTGGCGCATAACACCGGCAGCCTGGAAAGCACTCGCGCTCATGCGGTCGAGGATCTGGGCGAGCTGGCCTGCGCCCTGTGCGGCCACTCTCGGCGCGATGTAGTCCACCCCCTGCTGCTGCACCTGGGTCATGGGCACGCCACCCACCGAGCGGATCTGCATCTGACCTGATTCAATTCGTTGCGTGGCCATGCTTATCTCACCTTTAAGTAGTCAATCCCGGCCTTGGTCAGCGTTGCACCAGCAAGGATGCCGCCAGCCCTGCGAGCTGCAGTGCCAGCAGCGGTGAGTTGACCAGCTTGGCTGCGAGCGCTGTACAGGTTGAGCGTGTTCTGATAATCGGTGGACTGCAGCATGGCTGTGGCATCCTCAAAGCCAAGCACCCGCGCAGTCAATGCATTGAGGTCAGCGATGCCAACATCGCGCATGGTTGCGGCCACGTTCTCGCGCTGCACCGCCTGGACAGACCCTTCACCCAGCACCACACCGCTGGCAGCGGCCCTGGCCCTCACAGCGGCGTTGGTAGCACGCATGTTCTTGAGCAGGGTGTTACCGGCGATCTGGTAGTTCTGCGCCTCGATCTCAGCCTTCTTGATGGTGCGGCCAGCCTGGATGGTGGCGTACTGCTCGGCCATGTCGGCACGCACTTCAGCCACCGCCAGGGTGTCACGCGCCTGCAGCAGGTAGCTGGTCTGTTGGTTGATCGCGGCGGCCTTCTGCGCCTGGGCTTCGCCATAGGCACCGATTACCCCTGCGATTCCAACTGCTTGTCCTTGTGTCAGTGCCATGTCATGTTCCTGAGAAAACGGCTACGCGGTAGTCTAGGCCCAGCAGGTTCATCTTGACCGGCAGATTTTGAGATACTTCGATGGACTGCTCGCGGTTATAGCCCAGCACGCCGTTGACCCGCTTGATGCCGGTGTACTCCGGGATGGGCAGATCGAGCAATGGGTTGTCCATCAGGCGAAACGCAACAGGCTGATTGTTGATGATCATGTTCTGCGTCTTGTTGACCACGGCGCTGATCTCCACAATGCGCTTTTTGAACGACACCCGGCTGCCGGTCTGCAGCTTGACCTCGGCAGGCATGGTCTTGATATAGACCGTGATTGGCAGGCCCACCTCGTAGCTGATAGCTGATGCGCGGTCGAATGTAACTGCGCCGCCAGCGCTCACGGTCTCATTGCCCTGGGGCGATCCATCACAGATCACGTTGAGAGACTTGCCAATGTGCGGTAGGCCAGAGCCGATACTAGCTGCAGCACCACCGACAAAAGCACAGTCAGTGAAATACTCGTAGCCGAACAGCTCGATGAAGTACCTGTCAACGCTGTTGAACCTGCGCTTGGTAACCACATAGATCGCGTTGACATCCACACCGACATCGATGAATGAGCCATCTGTAATGAACTCAGACGGGCTGGTCACCTGCTGGCTGCGCATGATGCTGAATGCCGCCATGCTGCCGTCATCGGTGTTGGTCATCAGCAGAAGATCGGCCTCCTCGGTGCTTGACGCCCGGCGCAGGGCAATGCGTTGCGGCCCTTTGAGAAGGTGGCCAGACAGCAGCGAGATCCGCTGGGTGATGTAGGTCAGCTGGGTGTCGTTGAAGATGAACTCGTTGAGCGACTTGCCCTGGCGCTGGATGTAGATCGAGCCAGACTCCACCGACTGCACGCGGGTGCCGGGCTTGATGCCGTTGCGGCTCACGTTCTTGAACGTGAAGGTCAGAGGCGTGACAGGGTCGGAGCCCTGCTGTGGGATAAAGAACTCGCCGCCTGTCGTAAACACTTGAAAATCTCGACCAGAGATGATGTCTGTGATGACATTCAGATCGTTGGTGTCTAGCGTGGCCTCAACCGCATCGTCATCCAGAGACTCGTTAGGCACAAAGTCAAAAAACAGGCCGATCTTGGAACCCCAGATCGTCGATGGCCGCGACTTGCTGCCACCAAAGTACAAGCGGCCCTCATGGAACGTAACCGTGCGTGGCCAGCCCTTGGCGCTCGACCAGACATCCTCGTAGTTGTGCTCCAATTCCCAGCGACCAGCATCGATGGCAGTGGTATTGAAGAACGGGTACTCGGTCACCGTCTCGACCACGGTCGAAGAAACGTAGCGCAGAATCCTGGCCCGGCCCTGTGGCTGCACGTTGACGTACTGGTTGACAGACAGTGTCGTCCAGGTAGTGACCTCGTAGTTGCTGGTGGCGTCTGGAGCTGTGGTGAATGCGACATCAACGGTGGCCACCTTGGTGCTGCCGTTGTAAGACTCAATGAGCCTTATCTGACCAGCACCAGTGCCGCTGGTGATAGTGACATACATGCCGCTATAGACCTCATTCGTCGCACTGGCCGTCGATTTGAGCGTGATGGTTGTGCTTGAGCCGGCCTGCGCAGCACCGCTGTCATGGTGCGTTGTCGAGGCGGTCAGCGTCACATTGCCAGACACAGCAGACGGCGTCAGCGTTGAGCCGTTGTTGGTATGAAAGTCAATATTGAATGCGTACTTGGGGATGCTGTCAAAGGTGATGGCGGCGGCCGTCCAAGCGCTGTCGCTGGTGCGGGTGATGCGTACCGGCTGCAGATCTGGATGCACCACAATCAGGGTGTCGGCAGACTGTGTCCAGCACATGTCATCCACGATGGTGCTGCCAATGGTGGTTGTCAGGTAGCTGTTGCCGCTGCCATTGATGTTGGCCACCACCGCGCCATTCTTGATGACATGCATGCGGTTGTGGGTAAAACACAACATGTAGCTGTCGTCTACGCTAAACTGGAACGGCACTAATCGCACGCCATTGCCAGCGCTGGGTGTAGAACTATTTGGCAGTTCAAAAATGTGCTTGGTGCCAGGCCGGCGGCGCAGGCCACCCTGGGGCTGAATCAGCACATTGGTGGCTTTGGCCAGGGCGTTGTTGTAGGCCTGCAGATCCACCCGCGCACGCAGCAAAGGGTCGAGCTCGCCCGTTGCAAAGTTGGTGGTGAAGTCAACAAACCTCGGCATCAGTTCCTCACTGCGATCAGGCTGTAGTCTTCAATCACACGCACGGGATTGTTCTGGCCGTCGATCTGAGCGGCTGTGCGGAAGTAGCCGCCGCGACCGTTCTCGGAGATGTCGCCGAGCGCCACGCGCTGCCACTTGGTGGCCTTGTCCTGCTGCTCGGTCACGGTCTCGGCGATGTGCCAAGCCACCTGATACTTGAGCAGTTGCACGAAGTACTGGGGCATGGCGTACTCAGGTACGCTGTACTGGTAGTCGATGAAAACGCTGGGCAGGTTGGTGAGCAGTACGTCACCCTGGATCTCCCAATCCTTCTGGATCGGCGAGCCCTGCGCAGAACTCTGGACAACCAGCCTGGGAGAGGCCAAGCGGTCACCCGGCAATTGGTACTGGTAGCGCCAGACGCTGGTTGGGGTGGTCAGCAGTTGCGCGAGCTGCGCCTTCTTTATGCTGAACGTCCACGGGTACATCATCAAGGTCGAGTCCCTGATGTCTGGGTACAGGCGGTCGCATACGCTCGACTCGTCTGTGCCGTCATTGAAAGACGATATTGCCCTGGCCCCGATCAGCAGCAAGGCATCAGAGCAGATTGTGATCCCGGTGTCGCCAGCAGCCATGTGAACCTCTTAATGCGAGAAGGGCCAACCTCCGCTGTTTGCAGAAGTTGGCCCGGTTGTTACCGCCAGCGATTAATCGCTGTCAGTATTCGACAGCGTGGTGCCATCGGTCACATCCACAACGCCAGAAGCATTGGAGACAACATACACCAGGGTGACCACGGCGGTG